AGAGCAGGAAAAGGCTGAGTAAATCCAGGGCAGGCAGAGCAGATTGAACCGCTCTGTCTGCCTTTCTGGTCTGTTTGCTGAAGGCGATTTGCCAGGCGGGCGTCTGAAAAACGTTTACTGGAAGTGTCTGCTGTAAAGAGGGAGTGAAGATTTAAGAGTCGGGGTGCCGCTTCAGTCTGGATGACATCCCGGACTTCAGTACAGCTGTTTCCGCTTTCTGCACGTAACGTTAGCGTGTTCAGAAAACCGGGATTGCTGGCGGAATGAGCAAACGGACGGCGATGTAGTGAATCTCACTGCCTGTTTGCGCTATACTGCGCGCCGCTGTCCTCTTAGTTAAATGGATATGTAGTAAAAAATAGCTAAGACACTAATATTGATAACTTATTAACGTGAGCTATATAAATAAAAGTACACCAATATGTACACATTGAATTATTAATCCATTGAGTCTTTAGTTTAGATAATCGGTCGGCTCGCTTCATACACACACGTTATCTCAGCCGTCACTTTCCCCAGCACTGTGATGCCTTCCAGCCCCTCTCCGTCGATCGTTTCACCGTCTGACGTGATAATCCCTGTACTGAACAATCTGCCCACTTGTGGGAACTCGCCTATCTGGAATGCGATCTGGTCGCCCGGCGCTGGCTTCAGTGATTTATCTGCCAGCACGAAACCATCCGGCGTCTCCATCAGGATCATGTTGTTGCGGTGAGGCATCAGGACATCGTTCAGGTCGATGCGTCGCTCGATGTAATCGGACGCTGGTGATGGAAATCCCATAATTACCTCACGTATCCCATGTTGCGCAGAGCCCAAGTCTTATTCTCGCTTTCCTCTGTGACCAGTTCGAAGAAGAAGTTCTGGTAGTAGCGTATCCACCGGTTGCACTCTGCCAGCGTCCATACGTGGTTCACGTCATCAAGACGCTTCTGGAATGCTGCAGTGGTGACAATCTGCCTGCCTCTGCCGTCCTTCGTTATCGCGCCCACAAACGCCGCGTGTATGTCACTCTCTCTCGCCATGATAAATCCCGCCCTAGCAAACACTGTATGAATAAACAGTAATATCGATCGGTAGTTTCGATCAAGGCGGAGCGGTGGACAGATTTGTAAAGGGGTTGAGGCGAAAGGGTTTTTAGTTGGCGCTTGCAATGGTGAGTGACTAATCTCAAATCACCCACCCCGCATCCTGCTGAGACAGGAGAGGCTAAGTCATTGCCCAGTCGCCGGGCTTTTTTATCCCCTTACATTTATGATCGATTCCTTGAACATCTCCTAACGCAATGACAGAATTCATTATCTAAAATTTCAGGTACTCACATGGCTAAATTATTTGCCCGCTATATGACAGTAGGCATTCTGAATACGCTCATTCATTGGGTAGTGTTCGCCATCTGCATTAAAAACGATCAATCACAATCACTTTCCAATTTCGCAGCCTTCTGCGTTGCTGTTACGTTCTCCTTCTTTGCAAACGCTCGTTGGACCTTTAGCTCTGAGGCAACCACTTTCAGATACATGATGTATGTATTCTTTATGGGTGCCGTTGCAACTCTTATAGGTGGATCAGCAGATAGGCTGAACGTGAATCCTGTAGTTACTCTGGTCATATTCTCTGCAGTGAGCCTTGTATGTGGCTTCCTGTATTCTAAATTCATTATTTTTAGAGAGAAAAAATGAAGATATCGTTAGTCGTTCCCGTCTTCAATGAAGAAGATGCGATCAGGTATTTTTACAGCGCCGTAAGATACAAAGAATATTTGAAGCCATATGAAATTGAGATTGTCTTTGTAGACGACGGCAGCACAGATTTCACTCCGCAACTGATGAAGGATATGCACGAAGGCGATCCGTTAGTTCGGAATGTGTTCTTTACAAGAAACTTTGGTAAAGAAGCGGCTCTATTCGCAGGAATAGAGTGTGCCACTGGTGATGCGATTATCCCTATTGATGTCGATTTGCAGGACCCGCTGGAGGTGATTCCTCAGCTGATCGAGCGTTGGCAGGCGGGTGCTGATATGGTTCTGGCAAAGCGCACTGACAGAAGTACTGACGGACACCTAAAGCGAAAGACTGCGGAATGGTTCTACCGGCTGCACAACAAAATCAGCTCACCAAAAATTGAAGAGAATGTTGGTGACTTCAGGCTGATGTCGCGTGACGTCGTTGAGAGTATCAAGCTTCTGCCTGAGCGTAACCTCTTCATGAAAGGGATTCTGTCATGGGTTGGCGGCAAAACGGAGATCGTTGAGTATACCCGCGCGGAACGCGTTGCTGGTACCACTAAGTTCAATGGCTGGAAGCTATGGAATCTGGCATTAGAGGGAATAACTTCATTTTCTACATTCCCACTTCGCATGTGGACTTACATTGGATTTTTCGTTGCTGGGTTATCATTCCTTTACGGGCTATGGATGATTGCGGATAAAATAATTTGGGGGAATCCCGTTGCCGGTTATCCTTCGTTACTGGTATCGATTTTGTTTCTTGGTGGAGTGCAGTTGATAGGAATTGGCGTGCTTGGTGAGTATATCGGAAGGATTTACATAGAAACTAAGAAAAGACCACGCTATATATCTAAAAACAAAAATGGAGATTGATTTGAATATTTTTGCTTTTCTATCCAAATCAAGGGTTATATTTTTCTTCCTTGCTTTACTATGCGCGTCCGCACTAACTCTTTCCTTTTACTCATGGAATAAGGTGAGATATTTCTCAGAGCATGCATATCAAATAAGTGACAGCGATCTGAAGTATAGCGTAGACTCATGCAATATATCTGGTGATTCGATTAATATCAAGGGATGGATATTCAATCAATACTATCCTTTAAAGGGAACGCTGATTGTAACATTTAAAAATCAAGAAAATGAATTTATGTTGCCCGTATTCACTTTTGAGAGAGGTGACGTTTCCGGGTTATTCGGCAGAAAAGAAGCCTTTGACAAGGTTGGGTTTAATGCATCCATCAACAAAACTCTTATCAGTAGTGATGGTAGCGGTTATTTTACTTTCTATATATCGAACAAGGATGGCATTATGAATAGGGTTATGAAATATGAATGCAAAAAATAACAGCTTACATTCTTGGTTATTTATTTCCTCAATATTGATCACAACGGTGATGCTTGCCTGCAAGTTAAGATTAATGACATATGCCGATGATGTCACATTTTCTCATGCTCTGGAAGGGGCTCCTCTCTTCGACTACCTGTTAGATAGGTACATAACATGGAGTGGGCGTATCGTAATTGAAGGACTGATGATATCAACAATAACAACCCATATTTTTTGGAAGTTGATGATTCCATTTTGCTTTATTTTATCATCGCACCTTGTGTGGTCAATAACCCTCAAGAATAAACTTGATTTTCGTTTAGGTACGCCATTGGTAATGATGGCAATGCTCCTAATAAATTCGCCCGTGGCTGGAGATGCTCAATGGTGGGTTACTGGATTTTATAATTATCTGCTTCCAGTGACTTGCGCACTCTTTCTTATCAGCGTAGTCATGTCACCTTTCGCAGGGATGGGTAAATTATCATTAGCTTTATTACTATCTTTTATAGCAACATCATCTGAGCAGGTGGCTGTGTTATTAATTGTAGTTGTTCCTTTTATGCTTTTTATTGAATCAAATAAAAGACTGAGCAACAAGGTACTTGTGGTTTCTTATGTGGCCATACTGCTAGGCTCTGCATTAACGCTCTTAAGCCCAGGTTCTGCATCAAGGTTTTATGTTGAAGCATCAAGGTTTATGCCTCAATCAATTGAGATGAACATTTTACAAAAATCGATAATAGGCGTGGATAGATTAGTGGAACACATCTCCACAGGTAGGAATATTTGCTTTTCAGCATCACTGATAGTTTTCATAGCCTTCATTATGAAATCCGGGAGCAATGATATTGTTTCTAAACTTTATATAGCACTCAGTATTGCATGCTTTGTGTTAGGTCTTACATCATTCTCTTTCTATATGAGAGACATAGAATTTCTTACATATGCTGGCAGATTTCAATTTATTGATTTCGGAAGCATTAAAGTCTACGGATGTTACTTATTCTATCTTATCACCTTGATATCTATGGCTGCTGGATCCATAGAAGATAGAAGTGGGGAAAAAGATTACAGAGCGTTCCTTTCTTTGGTTGGCGGATGCTTAGTAACTATTGCAATAGGGCTGTCACCCACTGCTTATGCTTCAGGAGAAAGGGTTTTATACGTATTCAATGTATGCTTGGTTGTTTACACTCTATTCAACATCAGAAGAATTATAAAATAATTAGAGGCCCATATGGGCCTCAATAAAGTCTAAAATTGTGGTTTAGCTGGCCATTGAACTTCGGTTGTGATGTTTGCATCTACACGACTCAACATCAATCGGTACTTCTTCCAGAGCGGCAGTGCTATCTTTTCCTCATCCGTGGCCTCATCCAGATCAACCGCATCCTGCAATATGTCTCGCCTCTGAGTTGCCTCGGTAATCAGGAGTTCTTTAAGTGAAACATTTGAGGCGACCTGCCTGCTTTCTATTGCTGCTTTCTGTTCGTCAGTAAGTGGTGGCGCTAACAGCTTGCCTTTAGAATACAGATAGCCGATATCAACAGCAGTTCCATTCGCCACTTCTACAGCCTCAACGCCTGAGGATTTACCATAGTCAAAGTCAGGCTGATCTTCGTTGTCCCAGAGAATGGTGTTAATTACGACACCTTCTTTGATCAATGCGTAGGTTTTAATCATTATGCATACTCCCATACAATCACAATGCCAGTCCCGCCAGCCCCACCCGGTTGTGCAGAAGTGCTTGCTGCAACTGCTGCGCCCGCACCTCCTGAACCATACCCGACTGCCTGGGTATAGCCCCCGCCTGATACCGAGCCAGGATTACCGCCACCACCGAACCGGCTTGAGCCGCCATTCCCAGACACTCCAGCTCCTGTCTGAGTAAAGATTCCTGCTCCACCAGGTGAGCCGCCACCGTTATCAATATTTCCTGTTGTAGGCAGAGAACGAACGCTACCCGGCTGGATTACGTAAGCTGAAGATGCAGCCGAACCAGCGCCTCCACCAAAACCACCTGAAGCGGCCACGTAGGAACCAAACGTTGAAGCCCCACCACCAGAGCCACCGGAACCAGAAACACCGGCCCCACCAATACCAACGGTAACTGTCACAGGTAAAGACAGGCTTGATATTTGCAACTGGCTTTTAACGTACTGCCCCGATGAGCCTCCGGAAGCAACAGAGTTCTGTGAAGATGAAGTAGCCGGTGTACCTCCTCCTGCTCCACCGCCAGCCTGAGCTTCAACGATGATTTTTTTTGTTCCAGGTGTAGGCGTGTAGTTTCCACTACCAGTAAATACCTGAACATTAAGAAGGCGTCCAGGGCCTGTTAGCGCCTTAATTGCGGCGACCAGTTGTGCGTTATTTGCTTTTGCAAGAGTTAGCCCGGCAGCCTCAATGACACCTGCAACTTCCTCCTGAATGGAGTCGAAGAAATCTGCATCCAGCGCTGTTGGGAGTTCACCCGTTTGAGGGTTACCGCCTGTGAATCCATTTTTTCCCGCGCCAAACTTATCTTTCTGCGCGGTAGATGTGTCAATACGATGCATGGTTACTCCGGGTATTTGAAAATAACGTATGTATGTGAGGGGGCCAGCTTGTTAAGCACGCACTCAGCAATGGTGTCACCCCACGCTCTGATACTGTCGGTGCAGTTACTGATCGCCGTCATGGGCTTTATATGCGTGGCCACCGGCATATTGACCTGCCAGTAGTAACGCCAGTCATCGCTATAAAGTGAGTCTGTACAGTCAGAGAGGCAGGTGAACTGGCTCTTGTTGTAACGGGTAATAGTCACCCCGGTATAGCCAAGCGCTCCAAGCTGCTCGAGATAAAACGCCTCGTTGATACCGCCAGGCAGATTGAGCTTTGCATCCAGACGCTGGCGGCGCTGCTGAAGTGTCTGAACGCCAGCAGGAGCGCAACTGTCGGGAAGCCCACTTATCTCTTCGTAACGGCCAATTAACTCCGTTACCGATCGGGGGTCGATTTCCAGCATAAGTGCGTCGCCGCGACCGTGAACTGCTGCCAGTGAAGGTGCAAATCCCGACAGCAGCAGATCGTCTGCATCCCACGCAGGGCCGCGCGGAAGTAGCGCACCAAGCATCTGCCGGTACTGAGCTGTCATGTCCATGAAATAGTCCCTACTACGCCGACCTCACCTTTTGCAATCGACACATCGGCTGCCGGACTGACCAGCGTGTGGCTGTATTCACCCGTTGCGATACTGATTGCCTCACTGATGCGTGAAGGTTTAAGCACACCTTCTGGCACGCCATCGCGCAGCATCATTGATCGCAACTCAGCCTCAACGGCATATCGCACTTCCGGAGCATCGGGGTTAAGCCGTATACGAAAATCTACGACATGGGGCGTCGCAGCAAACACATAAATGTCAGCCCCGGCTACCGGTGCGCGCGGTTCAATATAAGACTGCACAGCTGCTACTGTTGCAGCGTCAGGGATGGGATTCATCAGGTCGCTGTTGGCAACCATGACCCCAACCGTTCCCCGTCCGCTCCAGTGCCGGTATGTCCAGGCACGCGTTACGCCAGCCACTTCCTTAGCCCAGACTTCATAATCTCCGTCAGCACCGCCCTGTGGAGTCCAGTACCATCTCTCGATGACACGCGCCCGCCACACTTCAATATCTTCGATATCTGCGCCACCCTGAATGCTGTCCGCCTCGCCTGCTGAAGGCAGGCCGGTAATTGGGCTGACAAGTCGCATGGCCAGCCCGTCATCGGTGTTGCCAGCTTTGCCTGCCGTATTGCAAATTACAGGCACGCGCAGAACGCCGCCCGCCGATGTGGCTTTTGCAGTCGTTGTGAATGAAGTCAGATCATCACGCTGAATTATCACGCCGGCAGGAATTGGAATGCCGTCCGTCGATACATCCCAGCGCGCGAACCCTGCCGCAAATGTCAGCCCCTTCCGCGGGCACCGTTTCATGTTGGCGTGTCGCGTCAGCCAGTCCTCATCCGCAAGGTCTGGCAGAAGGTTACGCGCCAGATAGTCGATGTAACCATATACGGTATGCACCGCCGCCGCCTGCACGCGTCCGTAAACTTCGGCGTCGGTACGTCGCAATGCTGCCAGCGTAGAATCGGCTGCCAGGCGAGTAAGGATATCGTTGCGGACGGTGGTGATTAACTGAGGGAGTGTCGGGCGGGTAAATCCACTGTCAGCCATTAAGTTCACTCCATAAATCATCAAAGGAAAATGCCGTGCGGTTGCCGTCTTTCTGACTGATTACCACCGAGGCGCTTAGCGTATCAATGCCGGTTCGCTCGACCTTCACATCCACACGAACCGCCACGCCGTCATCCACCAGCCACTGCAAAGCCTGGCTGATATATTCGCGGGCTTTTAGTGGAGTTTTATTGGTAAGTTTCTGGCGGCTGAGGAGATAAAGGCGCGATCCAATACGATCATTCTGGACGGTCGGGAAGCTATCGCCCCACCAACCGTTATCCTGCTCCGGATTGTCGTCAGGCTCAGACTTTCTCCAGGAGAAAAACGAAATAATTACCGCTCGGGTAAGAGGGTCAGTCGGCAAGGTCACGTCACGCTGAATGCCGTTGATGACAATAATCATGACGCCTCCATTTTCTGCGTTGTCGCATCAGTAGTGCCGCCGCCATCGCCGTTCTCTTCATGCGTATGCCCGTTGTAGGTCACTCGCATTGCTGACATCGCCAGGCCGCCTGAGTCGCACCTATCTTTAATTTCACCAGTGGACTCGATGTCCATTTCGAATCGTGCCTTTGGCGCATTGGTAAAAGTAATTGGCTTTCCCGCGCCATTGACGATAATCCCTGCCCGGGTCAGCGTGACTGACTGCCCCTGATCGTCATACACAGCCACCTCACCGGACTTAAGATCTTTAATGCGGAAGCGACGGTCAGAGACGACCAGCACCACACCGTGAGATCGGTCACCGTCAAAGTAGGCGGCCACGGCCTCTGCACCGGTAAGCGGCGCTGCGGTAAAGCCATAAGGCTCCATGTGTTCTATATCGCTTTTCCCCTCGCCCCCAGCCATTTCAACCTGAAGCATCTGGCACTTTGTAGCCGTGTTCAGTCCACGAACCACGGCGCGGGCCAGAAGGTTTGACAGCGCACGTCCCATACCTGAAATCGGGTTAGCCATCAGAAATCATCCTCTTCTTTCTTTTTCTTACGCTTGCCGGGTTTCGCCGGTTCAGGAAGATAAGCATCCGGCGGCCCGACGCGGATTTCGGTCACGGTGCCGTTTTCATCCTGCTGATAGGTCACCTCAGCGATCACCATCTGGCGATTGTTAAAACCAAGGATGGGATCGAAGACAATAACCTGCAGGTTTGGCTGCCAGAGTGAGCCGTCACCCTGTCGCCAGCCCTGCACGGTGTAGGTAACCTCATCGGTACGCGCTGCACGCTGGCGCATCTCAAATTCTGCGCGTGCGCTACAGGTTGCCGTGGTGGCGTTGCCGGTCTGGCGGATAATCATCGGACGATAACGCTTCAGGCTGCCATCAATGGTTTTTGAGCGAATGGCCGTAGTGGTGGCCTCGCCAAAGTCGTCGTCGTTACCCTTACGCTGTCCGGACACCTGATAGTCGCTGAAACGGTCCCGAATGCTTTTTTCGGTGTCGCAGGAAAGAATGTTTTCACCCAACACCAGTGCTGTATGCGCCTGCTGGCTGCCGATGCCACCGATAACCAGATTGCCCTGCGCGTTGTCATACGCCAGAGCCTGCTGCAGTCCGAGCATCTTGTTCAGCACGTCCATGACCGTTTCGCCCTGGTCGGCCTGAATTCCCTGAAGCGCACCAGATGCGCCGCCCGCATCCACCACCGTAATGCTGAACGGCTTCGCCAGCTCTGCAGCCACCTGCGCCAGCGAACGACCGGCATATTGTGACGGCGTGGCTGAGCAGTCGATTAGGTCAGCAGTTTTGCTGCGCCCTGATATTCCCACGCTGATGCTGCGTGCGTCATACCGGACCGGCGTCGCCTCAACGTAGCCGGTCAGCACTTTATCGGTGCCTATCAGCACTTCGACGAGGTCACCGTTTTTAATGCGGTTGCTGCGGTTTGCCTGGTCGGTGTCGCCCGGCCAGCTGCGGGTA